AGGCCACCCGGAAAAATATCAGGACATTCGACAAACTCAGGCCACAACTCTATAACGAGTCCTTCTTCCGCCACGCCTGGGCGATCGATCAAGATGCGGGTGTTAGCATCGCCTGGGGCGTACTCAATCCCGATGTCGTGCTCGAGAACGTGTCCAGTGAGTTCTATCGGATATCGAGGTCGGTGTACGGGCCGGAGGCGAGGGCCACGGTCAGACGAGCGCTCAACGTCGGGCTTGTCCAGGGGAAGTCCTATCCACAGATGATGAAGGATATCAAGAGAGCCTTTGATATTACCTCGGGCCGCGCCATGCGGATTGTCAGAACCGAGGGCCAGAGTTCAGTAAACGCCGGGCAAGCGGATCTCTACACCAGAGCCGAAAGGAAAGGCATTGAAGGCGGTAGGATATGGGACTCGACACTCGATGATAGGACGCGGCCCACGAGTCCACGGCAGAAAGCAAACCATAGGGTCATGGATGGGCAGGTCAAGAAGGACGGATTTTTCACGACCAACGATGGCCAGAAAACACCATACCCGGCGTGGGCGGGGCTATCGGCTGCCCAGAGGATTCACTGCAGGTGCAGGGAGCGATTCCAAATCACAGAGTACCCGCCGCAGATCCGAAGAACAAGGGAAGAGGGCGTCATCCCCTACGTTTCCTATGACAATTGGCGACCGAATCTCAGCGCCAGTGGAAAATATAGTCCGGGCTAACGCTTGACAAAACACCTTTCAAGGTATCATAACTTAGACAATGACTGTTTGGGGGTGCGTTTTTGAATGCGAGGCACAGGAAATTACAGGCACGGAAGAATAGACGCTTGAGTCTGGCTCGTGCTTCTGCCGTGGTGGCCGAAGCAAAACCTTCGATGGTTTTAGGACAACCATTACACATCGAGGCCAAGGCCGAGGCCAAACCCAAGCGCAAGACCAAAACAACTACCAAACAAAAATCCAAAACAACTACTGCGGGGAAAAAGAAAGCCACGCAGAAGGGGTAATCCATGACAATCGAAGAGATTCGCGGGTGGTTTAAGGTGAAGGAAAACGCGGAAACCGACGAGGCGAAAGCGTTTATCACCGAGATCACACCCAAGTCAGAGCTCACGACAGATGTCGTGCAGTCGTTTTTAGAAACTCCGGAAGGGGAAACGCTCATCCAGCCCATCGCTGACAAACGGGTTACGGCTGCGCTTTCCACTTACAAGGAGGGTCATTTCAACGCCGAGGTCAAGGCCGAGGTTGCCAGAGAGATTTTGCGTCTCAATCCATCGGAAAGCCCCGAAGCCAAGCAAATCAGAGAGCTTCGCGAGGAAGTAGAGAGCGAGAAAAAACTACGCATAAATGATGGGCTCAAACGCAGAATAGTAGAAGCAGCCGCTGAAGCAAAAGTTGATTCATGGTGGGTCGATGACTTTTCCGGAAACACCATAGAAGAAGCTCAAGTCTTCCTGGGTAAGATCAAAACCCATGACGAAGCCGTGGCCGAACGCACACGCAACGATTTATTGGCCGCTGGATTTAAGCCGGGTGCTTCCGGTACCGGCGACCCAAACAAGGTCGACGTCACAAAGCTATCGCTCAACGAAGTCATCGCGATGGAGGAAGCGGGCGAGCTCGATGACGCAATGGTCGGCTAATCTAGGAGGGCCTAAATGGGTCTGGAAAATTTTATTCCAACACTATGGACCGCAAAGCTTTTTGTACGACTGCGAAAAGCGCTTGTTTTCGGTAACATCATAAACCGCGATTACGAGGGAGAGATTACCGCGGCAGGTGACACCGTCAACATCAACGAGATCGGGCCAGTCACCGTATCCGATTACACGAAGTACGACGCTCTGACATGGCAGGAACTGACCTCGGCACAGAAACAACTCTTGATCGATCAGCAAAAGAGTTTTTCCTTCACCGTCGACAACATCGACAAGGCGCAGAGCAAGCCCAAGACCATGTCTGACGCCATGAGTGAGGCCGGGTACGCGCTCGCCGATGAAGCGGATAAACACATTGCCTCAAAGTATTCAGAAGCAGGTGTCACGGGAGCAGCGGGTACAATCGGGGTATCGGGAACGTCTCTTGCCGTTTCCTCAGGAAACGTGATCTTGACACTGTCCTATGTGCAGAGGCTTCTCAACGAAGCCAACGTACCCACCGCCAACCGCTTTGGTATTATCCCTCCGTGGTTGCACCAAAAGTTGATTATCGCCGAAGTCGGTGGGATATCAGCAACCGCGGTCCCGAAGATCAGAGACGACGGCGTGCTCATGAACGGTTTCGTGGGACAGGCCTTCGGTTTCAATCTGCTTATGTCGAACAACGTATCGACTGACACCACCCAGTATCGGTGCATGTTCGGTAATCGTACAGCGATTTCGTTTGCGGATCAGATTCTGCAAATTAAAGCCGTTGAGCGTGAAGATTACTTCGATGAAGGTGTTAAGGGGTTGCATGTTTACGGCTGCAAAGTCGTGAGGCCCAATGCCTTATGCACCGCTTACCTCAGCGAAGCGTCGGGATGAGGGAGGTATAATATGGGATCAGGAACTATAACCGTAGCAACCGTTATTATCACGGGGGCGACCATCACGGCGGTAACCGGCGTCGCGAGTTCGGAGACTATCACGGTCAACCCAGGGACTTCTCTCACGCTTGATGCGCCCAAATCTCTTTTTCTCAGGGCTTATAACAGCAACTCACTGCATTCCGTTACCATGTCCATAGGAGTGGGGACCGAGTTCTCGGCGCTAGGGATTGGTGCATCGTCAGCGATTACCGTTGCAACTGAGGGCACTACCATAATCGGTGGCAAGCTGTTTGAGAGTGCGCGATTCCAGACTTCGGCGGGCACGATCATACTTACGCAGACTGGCACCGGTCCCACCGCTTGGGAAGCGTACCAGGCTCCGAGAGCTAGCACGTAAGAAGAGAACCGTTTCTTCTTACTTTTCTCTAGGAGGTCTATATGCCAAGTAGTGGATTTTTGCCCATCGGACCTCACGGTGCGCGACTCATCGAAGACTTTCGCACTCGGGATGTCCACGATGAGCACGTATGGAGAATCAGCCCATATTCCGTAATTGGCGATGGCAGCACGTATTCTGTGTACTTAAAAACCCCGGCAGCCGCGGCCCACCATGACCTCCACTTGAAGGCTCTCGTGGAGACAAACGGGCCTGGGGTTGCCATACTCTACGGAGGTCCAAACGCCACCGGGGGATCGGCAATCACTCCCGTGAACGCCAACCGGAATAGCACTGAAACCGCAGATGCGGTAGTTGCCACAAACCCAACCATGACGTCATCGGTGGGCACAACACTCTACACGGCGGCAATTGGATCTACCGGGTTCAAGTCTAAGGTAGGGGGAGAAGACATCACCGATCTTTGGATACTCAAAGCCGATACCAAATATGTCATGCGATTCACGGCCGATGCCGCGAGCACCCGAACCATAATAAAAATGGCGTGGGACGAAGCCTAAATGCCCATCGTGACTGCTACGCAGGTGACACAATTTTCTGATATCTCTGCGTCTGCGGCCACGATCGCGGCAAGCGGCCTTATTCCCATCGTTCAACAGCGGGTCAACTTTATAACGCACAATTATTTTCTCACGGATTTGGATCACCAGGACACGCTTACATTCAACACCGCCTCCCGGACCATCACCGCGGTAAACTCCTTTGCCGATAACAACATCGCCGCCGATGACGAGATCTATGTCTACCATTCGTATCGAAATGACGGCTACTATGTCATCGCCTCGGTGTCTACGGTAGTCATCACCTTGGCGACGGGATCGGTGGTTACTAACGAATTATCGGGGCGGTCGATAATGATCTCGGTAGTTGATTGGCCTTTGGAACTGCAATACATCGCCGCGCAAATGGTGTACTACGATTACGATATCCGGAAGAAACGGTCTGGCGGGGTAAAGAGTCAACGCCTCGGACCGTGGTCTGAGTCCTATGGTGACATAGGGGAGACCTACGGCTATCCCCCGGAAGTCATTTCCCCGCTCACCGATCTCAGGGTTATAGCAATATCATGATAAAAGATGTGTTGCTATTGACGGGCGTACAGGTTGCTCGGGAAACCTTGTCAACCGATGGCAAGGGCGGGGTGTCGTCGACTACGGTGTTGACCACGCTAGCCGCGGCTCAGATTTGGCAGGGCGGCGGGAGCAGTGCCTTTTTGTCGGATAAGATCACCAAGGACTCAACGCACGTTCTGGCCTGCGCGACCGGCGATTACACATGGGCCGATACCGACACACTCGTGATCTACGATTCGACCAGGTACAAGATCACCGGACGTCCAGATGATGTGATGTACAAAAATCAATTGACCATTGTAGGACTCGAGGTGCTCACATGATGAAGACAACGGTATCGGCACAATGGAATGGGGCTGACGTCAAGATCCGCGGTAAAAAAGTCGTGGGTAGAACCGCGTTCGAAGTCGGTCTCGTAGTCGAAGGCCAGGCCAAGTTATTGTGTGCCGTGGACTCGGGCAGACTCACGGGCAGTATCACCGTGAAATCGATTGACAGGAACACCGTGCCGAGTGGAGACGGGGCCGTGGGTACGGATTTGTTGACGATTCAGCCCACCGCAAATGAAGTGTTTGTGGGTACACCGGTGTTCTACGGGCCGTATGTTGAGTTCGGGACCATGTACTCCGATGCCCAGCCGTTCCTACGACCGAGCCTTGACCTTGCCAAGGGAAAGGTGTTGACTATTGGTATGAGAAATGGCAAATATGAATTTCGTGACTATTTTAACAGGCGCACGGCATGACACCGGCGCAGGCCCTGGGATGGTCGATGATACAAACAACGGCAGTCACTGACCTTGTCAATGCTGCTAATATCTATCATGGGCTACGACCCAAAACCACGGATGTACCGGCGATAAATTATTTTGAGGGCGTGCTGAAGCGATGGAGTGGGATGGAAACCCAACCCTTTGTCGTGAATTGCCGAGACACGTCAGCAGCGAAAGCACAGGCAATCGCCCGCGCCGTCACTGATTTATTTCATGGCGAGTCATCGCGGGGAACGTATGGCACACAAAATGGGTTTGATATATCGAGAGCTTTTCTCGATACTGGTACTGGAACGATCCCGGAAACCGAGGACGATATCTTTAATGCACCTGTGATTATCGTGCTCGTCTATCCGTCATCGACAGTGAGTTAGGAGGATTTTTATGCCTTATCAGAATGACAGTGTCACCAGTAAGAACCTGGTCTTGGGCAACTGCAAAGTCGAGGCCGCGCTGAGTGCGCTAGGAGATTGGTCAAACCTTGGTGCGGGTATGGTCTCGATCTGGGCCCATGACGTTGTGAAATTCAGCACCCAGGCCGGAAATGCCCCGGATCCCCTTTCCGGTATTTCATCAGAGGTTATCAAGGTCGATTTTGAGTTGATTGAATTTGACGCATCAGTTTTGACTACCATCCATGGTGGGCTCATTACCGCATCGACGGTTTCGTCAGTCATAACCATAAGCGCCGGCGGCCACGACGACAACACCATATCGGAACGGGCGTTCAGATTCACCAACAAACGCACAATCAGTGGTAATAGCGTTAATACCATACTCACGGTATTCCACGCGACCATGGACACGGGACCACGTTTTGCATGGAAATCTGACAATGACGAGGACCCGATTATGGTCATGGCCAATTCCATCACCGGAGAAGTCGATACCTCAAGGACCCAGGGTGTACAGCTCTACACTCTATCTCATGCTCTTCCGTAATAAGGAATAGTTTATGCCCGACAATGTCGTTGATCTTGATATCCTCAAGCCCCCAACTCGTATCGTAAAACTTGATGGTAACGAGATCGATGTGAGTTTCGTGCCATGTGGGATCACGTTCGATATCGATGAGATCCGTGAAGCCTTGGTCAAGGTCGTCAAAGCCATAGAGAAGGAAACCAAGCTTACCGGGCAAGCCGCTCTGTTAAAGGCACCGAATGGCCCCAACTCGAGAAAAGCCTTTGAGCTGGGCATTGATATGTGCGTGGCTTTCTGCAGTGTCGACCACCCGGAAATGGATCATGACTGGTTTATGAAACATACCGACGTGGCACAGGTGGGGGCGATGTCGACAGAGATACAAAACGCGCTTCTGTTCTCGTTCAAGGGCATAGACGAGTATCAAAAAAAAACGGACAAGAAGGCGACGAAGTAAGTAGGCCCCTGCAGTTGGGGCAGTTGTTCGTGGCGATGGCGCTAATGTATCCCTGGGCTACAAAAGAGTACTTGCTGTGGAAATGCAGCCTGGGGCAAATCATCATGTACCACAACAAAGGTGCGGAATTGAAATTCGGACCCGTGAAGAAGCCTGATTCGTTAATGGATATGAGCCACGCCGAGTTGAAAGAGTACCGCCAGAAGTTGAAAGACGAGGGGTTAATCGAAAAGAAGAAAGCCAGCGATGACGCCAAAGCGGCCCTCGGCGAAAAGTATGGAGAAATCTAATGCCCAACCTGGTCGGCCTCTATAGCATCACCAATCGGCAAAGCACCAGGAGGGTGTCGTAGTGGCAAACTCCCTGGGTGAGATGGTCGTTAAAATTGTCGGAGACAACGCCCAATTCGATACCTCGATAGACAAATCAGAAAAAAAGTTCGAGAAGTTTGGAAAATCCGCACTTAGGATCGGTAAATCACTCACCAAATTCGTCACGCTTCCCATACTCGGCATCGGGTTGGCCTCGATCAAGGCCGCGTCTGACGCCGAGGAAACCGCGGCGAAGTTCGAGACCGCTTTTCGCGACGTTCGCGAGGAGGCGGATCTCACGGCCAAGACCTTGGCCAAAGATTACGGGTTATCCAATACCGAAGCACAACGGCTACTCTCCACGACCGGCGACTTGCTCAAGGGGTTTGGTGCGACCGGACAACAGGCACTCGGACTCTCGGACGAAGTACAGAAGCTCGCGGTAGATCTCGCCAGTTACAACAATATCCAGGGCGGCGCCAGTAGAGCCTCTCAGGTATTGACTAGGGCCATGCTCGGCGAGCGCGAAGCCCTTACCAGTCTGGGCGTCAAGGTCAGCGAGGAGGACGTCAAGGCCAGGCTTCTTGCCGATGGGTTGGACAAGCTCGAAGGCAGAGCGCTATTGCTTGCCAAGGCCCATGCAGTGCTTGCGCTCGTAACCGAACAGAGCGGCGACGCCATGGGAGACTTCGCCCGGACCAGCGATTCGGTAGCCAATAGTGCGAGAATTGCGAAAGCCAGAATCACCGACATGCTCGTGACGCTGGGCAACGACTTCCTACCGATAGCCGCTCAAGCCTTGGGAAAAGTGACGGAGCTTGCCCAGGGCTTTCTGGACCTGGACGATAAGACTCGGAAAACCATTGTCGGGTTTTCGCTGGCCGCTGCCGCAATAGGGCCATTGCTGATCGGGTTAGGCAAACTCATACCTCTTGTAAGAACGCTATTGGTGACAATTACTGCCCACCCATTGATCGCCGCCGCGACTGCCATTATCGGCATTACAACAGCCGTCGCTATCTATTCCAAAAGAGCACGAGAAGCCAAAACCGTTCAGGCTCAGTTTGCCGATGAGTTGGTAAAGGGGGCCGATGCCGCCGAACGACAGAGAGACGCGCTCGATGCTATGTCATCTGCTCAGACTCGATTCATTGCAGCCGGTGGGTCGTTCCAGGCGGCCTCCGCCATCCAAAAAAAAGCGATAGCAGATAATGTCTCTATCGCCGAGGCGTTTGAGGTTGCAATACGAGACCTCATAGCCGCCAAGCAAGACGACGCCGCCGAGGACAAGGAAACGGGCGCAGAGCGTTTCGATAGGGCTCAAAAGGCTTTGAACGCAGAGATTGCGCTCATCGAGGAAAGGGCAAAAGTCGCTGTGGCGTCTGGCGAAGAGTTCAACGCTTCTGAGGAAAAGCGTGCGGCGCTGCTCGATCAAGTAAACCTGTTATTCGAGGAAGGGTTCAGGATACAGGGAGAAGGCGCTAATAATATCAGAGAACTCATAGGTGACAACTACGATCTCATTGAAGCCTGGGAGGACGAGATAGCGATCCTCCAAGAGAAGATAGATCTTGAACTCGAAGAGGCGTTGGCCTTGCAGGATATAGCGCAAGCCGCGCAAGAGTTGGCAGCTCAAGAAGCGGAAAATTTCGACGTCCGCACCAGTTTCTATATCGCGGGTCTGTCTCAGAAACGCCAGGAACTTGCAGCGATAGAATTAGAGCGGAGAGCCTATGTCACTGCCGGCGTCAGCATAAAAGATGCACACGATTGGGCGACCGGCGAGAGAGAAAAGGTAAGCCAAAAATACCACGACGCCCAGATGGCGAGGATCGAGGCCGAACGTCAGGGCACGGTTGATCAACTAGGCCAAATCGCTGGGATGGCGAGTTCTGTTGTAACCGCAGCAGAGGGTGGGGCTTACGAGGCCGGGAAAGCTTGGCTGAACATGGTCGCCGATCTCGCGATAGCCAGTGGTGATGCCAACGCGATGATAGTTGGCGGGGTGATAAAGGGTGTGCTCGCAATCGTCAAGGCCGTCGACTTCATCGTCAACTACGTCAAGAACGAAACCGAGGCCCTGGCTGCTATCGAACTTGATATCGGGAACAAACTTCGTAAGATGCAGCTTGACGGTGAGCTCGCCCTCAACAAGCGGATTCTCAAAGACAAACTCGATACCATCGACAGGGTGCTTGAAGCCGAACTCGAAGCTCAGGGCTTGGCCGACAAGACCAGGACAGAACGAGCGGCCGACGACCTCAAGAGCATCGATGAAAAACTCGCGGGTGATTTGACATACGCCGAGAAAAGCGCGTTGATAACCGAGCGCGATGAGCTTTTGAAAGCGGGAATACATAGTCAGGCCGATGAGGACCTGCTTGAGAATCTCAACAAAAAACTGGCCGACGATCTCACAACACTGGAACGCGCAGCCCTTGAGGAAGAACGCATCGAGGCCGAGAAGGGAGTCACCAGGGCGCGATTAGAGCAGGAAGCTGCCGATGCCAGGCTGGTCGCAATAGAAGCCGCCGCCGTCGAGGAGCGTAGGATTGATCGGGATCTTGCGGAGTTCAATAAAAAAATCGCCATTGCCCAGGCCGAGGTCGATGAGGCGTCCGCTATTGCCAGCCTGGGACCATTCGCATCGCTAGGTCGTAAGGGAGAGGTGCGGTTGCTGTTTGCAAACTTGATATCTGCTATCCAGGCCGTACCACTACCAGCCCTTGCCGCGGGTGGTATAATCCCTCCACGTCCGGGGGGTACTGCGGTGATAGCAGCCGAGGCCGGACAGGCCGAAGTATTCTTCCCCTTGGATAAACTGGAATCGGTGCTCTCGCAGGGAGCCGCGGCGATGAGTGGTGGCGGCGGTGATGGTGGTGAACTCGGAGACATGCGCGTGATCGTGAACCTTGATGGTAAACCCATACTCGATACCGTGGCCCGCGCCACGAGGGACCGCACGCTCATCATTGACGGCGGGGCCGTGGTGTAGGAGAATAGATACATGAGATTAGTATACCAGAATCTACTTGATGGCCTCCCCAGTGCACAGGTAACTCCCCTGACGGAGACCACGCTTTACCTCGCGACCCAGGTACAGGACGAGCGGCTATCAACGGAGTGGTGGACGACTTCACCCACATCACAGACCATCATCTTTGCCGCCAGTGCCAACACCATCGTCGGCGGGAATATCGGGCTGGTCACCGGAAGTGCGGCGACTAATTTGGTGCCAGATCCCGAGAATTTCACCTCGGCGAACTGGTCAACAAATAACGCTGGGGTCACTACAGCGGAATCGATTATAGGCTACCCCGCCTATGCCGTAGCAAATGTTTCCGGTGGCACCTCATTTAGCAATCCCGCAGCAACCATGGTGGCGGGGGTAACTCAACAGAGCCTATCATTCGTTGCTCGAAAAAATACTGGGCTCGCAGCGCAAGTCACTATGTACAACGCCTCGACTTCGTCGAATATCGTCGAGGCAACAATTACTTTCTCTAACAAAACCATTGCATATACCAAAGGAGGCGAAGCGATGCCTCCCGAATGGATTGACGACGACACTGTTCGCGTGTTCATAAAACCTGCATCAGTTTCCGTGGGCAATCCTTTGTGCCTGCTTTTCTGGTCTGAAGCTGCTGGCACGACTGCGTTATCAACTATTTACTCAGCTCCGCAGCTCATCGACAACCCCTACCCAGTGCCCTACGTCGCGACGTCGAGGACTGCGATTGATACCAGTTATAGCTTCAGGTTGCCGCCGAGTGGGAAGTTCATTGT